GTTATGGGCTGCCATCTTGATTTTCCTTTAACGTGAAATTCTGTATTTATGTAATCTACTGTGATATGATTATTCTCTAAAGTAGGTCTTTCTGCTGATTTTATGGCATACGTAGGGAAAAATGGACCGAAGGGATCCGCCTGCATATATAACTCAAAGCGCATTTGTTGCTTCGGGTTAAAATACTTAAAAGGTTTGTGTGTAAATGCCATGTGTATTTTATAAGCACAGAGGTGCACTGATGCACCTCTGTGGATTATTAATTAATTTTATGCGTCTACTTTTCCAGTAGTAACTCCTGGATTTTTTGCAGGAATCATTACGGCGTAATCATAAGTAATAGTTAAGTCTAACATGTTCAAATCATCAGATGATAAATCCATGTTACCCCATTTAGCGTCTGCTACGAAAGCGCCATATAGTGAAAACTCGTCAGCTACATCTCCATGTGGAGTTAAAGCTTGGAAAATTAGAGTTCTCTTATACTCGTGAATAAATCCGTCTTCTCCCGGAGTTAAAAGACCTGGAGTTCTACCCGCTGGGGATTGGTTTAATCCTGAGTTATGGTGAAACAAACTTATCCAATCGTGTAGTAATTTAGCCCCATTTACTTCAATAGGGTCATATAATGTAACTGATATATCCTGCCACCTTGATTTTCCTTTTACCTTAAATTCTGTATTTATATAATCTACTGTAACTGGATTTTGGTCTATTGATGGTCTATCAGCTGTTTTAACCATGTAAGTAGGGATAGGCACTCCAACGTTAGTTAGAAAGAGCACATATCTCATCTGCTGCTTAGGGTTAAAATACTCAAATGGTTTATATTCAAATGCCATTTTATTCTATTTTTTTTGTTTATTCTGTATCACCAGGGAAAGAAGCTCCTGTAGGTAGTACAAAGAAATCTAAGATTATGAATTCCGCAGTTCTAGTAGGTTTTAAATAAATAGCACCTCTTAGTTCATTTCTGTCTAATACATCAGGAGTATTATTAGATTCGTCCATTATGACTTTGAAATCAAATAAACCTTGATTTCTTCTAACACTCTCTAAATAAGGCTCTACTATACTTAAAAATCTAAGTCTTGTTTCTTTGGTGTTTTGCTCAAACACTAAATACCTAGAAGATGATGCGATGAATTTTTTAGCAGTGATTAATAGTCTTCTTACATTAATCCTATCGAGTGCAGATCTTTTCTTCTGTAAAGTTTTCTGTCCCCATACAACTACACCTTCTCTTGGATAAGTAGCAATAGGATTAATATTGTACGTATAAAGTCTATCTCTATCTCCTAAAGTTAATTTTCTTTCTGCCTGTAGAGCTACGTCAATGGCACCTCTATTTAAACCGGCTGGAGCATACCAAGGAAACTGTACGTAGTCATTGAATGCAATAACTCCTGATACTACAGTGGATGGTGGAACCCATACATTTCTTCCTAAGTCAGCGTCAGCTATTTGTACCCATGGATAGTAGTAAGCAGCATAAGAAGTATTTCTTGCTAAGGCTGCGTTTATAGCTTGTCCAATAGTATCGCCGTATCTAGTTGGGTCAATTACCATGAAAATATCTCCTCGATTTTCAATCATGGCAATCGCTTTTGTTATAATTTCACCATGTTGTTCACCTACTCCGTCAATAATTCCGGGTATAAGTAACATGTTGATATCATATTCATCTGCATTAGCTAAAATGTCAATAGCATCCATATAAGCAGTTGAACCAGAAGCTCCCCCCGCTAAATCATCTAAATTAAATCCTTGACTGTTTTGTCCGCTAATTTTATCAAAGAATGATCTAGGATGTTTTACATATCCATCTGAACCTCCTGAGAAAGTACCAGATACTTCAGCAGGTAAACTACTAGAGAACGCGGCAACTCTTATTCTTCCACTCTCGTTCAAATAATTGTAATTCTCTTTGAATACCTCTACTCTAATATACCTAGATCTATTAGGGAATGAGCCACTTAATTGTAAGAATGGGATACCGTCGGAATCATATTTCAGATTGTACGTCTGATCTCCAATAACTCTACCGATGTAGTTAGTATCATTAGGGTCTAAAGTTAAGTCATTGTACTGCTCTACAATTACTTTTCTATTGTGTCTGTCATCTCCTCTTCTTATGTACAAATCAAAAGTACCTAAATCAGTATTAACATCTCTTACTTCCCATCTTAAATTCTCTCTAGTTCCTATGTTCAATACTCCTCCCGTAGAGTCATCATTAGGGTTTCCTACTCCATTATTAGAGGCAATAGAAGTGAGTGATGTATTTACATATTCACCCGGAGATACTACAGTGAGTTTAAATGTTTGTTGAGCGGCTGTAAAATAAGAACCGGTTAATTTAGCCTTAATTCCAGCAGGAGCAGCAGCGTAAGCACCTCTAGTTACTACATTTGAACTTGCGTACTCATAATCACCAGCTAGTACCCTAACAACGGTTAAGTTTTCTGCATATCTCAAATATTCTTGTGCTACATAGTCTGTTAAGAACTTGTACTGTCTTTCGGATGTACCAGAACCCGAACTAAAGGCTCCACCAAAAGCTCTAAGGTATTCCTCGTAAGAGGAGATTGTAGAAGGAACGAACGCGGGTCCTTTTAAAGTAGGACCTACAACCGCCGCTCCTATAGCTTGTATTTCTAAAGGTAAAAAACTAAGGTCTTTTTCTCTTGTAAATACGCCAGGACTGACTATTCTTTCTGCCATTTTTTTGTTTTTGTCAATTAAATATTATACCAAGAATTATTAATAAATTCTCATTTGTTATAAATATGTTTTAAAAATCTCAAACAATTAAAAAATATGAAATTACGTTAATCTTTCCGACATTGTTACCTTTTTAATAGATAATGCTTTTTGAATAGATGATTTTCTCTCTACAAATGCCGGCATAAGTGTAGCTAATACTCTTAATCTTGTAGATGCTTTTACAATTCTTTCTTGTTTTGATATATTGACTGCGGAAAATGTAAAATCTTCGATGTGTGTAACAAATTGATAATCATTTCCCCACACAAAATTATTAACAGGTATAAATTGTTCTATTACTTTATTCAGCTGTTCATTAAAATCTGTCCAAATGTTTAAATCATAGTACACATAGTAGTATTCAGGTATGAGAGTAATGTATATTTCTTTTTGTGGTAAATCTGTATTGCCCCTATTGTTAGATCCATACCGGGCATTATTTTGAGTGTACCCATCTCTGTAATATACCCTGCTAGAAACTCTGTTGTTTACATCTAACTTAGCGAAGGCTTTATATTCTTCCATTCTTGTCCGAGATAATGTAATTACAGGACAAAGAAGTTTGTTTTTTTCATCTCGCATAAAACCATTTGATTGAATTTGAGACCAGAGTTCTCCGCTACCATACATCACAGGAACATCAATCATTCTATCTCTATCTTGAACTTCAGGTTTGATGTTATTTCTAATGTATTGAAGTATAGAGTAATCTACATCATATATTGTAATTTCAGGAATCTTAATGTAATCATCGTCCTCTCTAGTCTGCTCTCCTCTGTTTACTTGATTTCTGTAGAGTTGATTATATACCGTAGGATTTATCGTAGATTTAGCCATTTTAATATTTGTTTAGTTCATCATACGCGTCATTAATTCCGGATCTATAATCAGTGGTAGTTAAGTTTGTTTTTCTACTTAAGTGTGCTTGGGCTATGACTGATATATTATAACCAAATTCAGATTCTTCTCCTAATACATGGGGTATATATGTTTCGGGATTTCGTCCAAACCAAGCATTATCAGAGAATACATTGTTTAGTTCATAAAAATCCATATCAAAGAATACATAGTCTCCGGGTTCTATAACCAAGTCTCTCTCTAATAAATCGTCTCTTAAAAAGTAAAATGTAGCTTCTCTTTCAAAATCCAATCCAAAATCAGTGTCAATAGTTTCCTTAGTACCTCTTTTTATGATACAGTTTAGTCTAGTAGCATTATAGAATACTTTACTAGGTGCTTCTCTATATATGTTCTCTCTAGTATCTTCCCTAGATAATTTATAAAGTTCAACCTCTAAGGCCATTACTTTATTCACTCTTTCTCTGTTTATACTCCTAACTAAAGAAGCATCTCTACCACTTCCAAATAGTGCCATTATCCTACGTATATTTTAAGTGGAATTACTGCTAAAAATTTTTCGTGAGCTTCGGATTCTGCCATCTTTCTTTCTAATTGAGATTGACGGCTAAATTGATCTAACTCTATCCTAAGAACATCTATTAATCTTTGTTTTTCTTCATTTACCGAGTACATCAAATCTTCTGTATTCAGTACGATATCATCTTCTAATCCGGGTAAGGTCTTATACTTTCCCCTAACGTAAGCAAGCATTTCTTTAGATAAGACAAGCGTGTACTTCTTTATCCATTGCTTACCGATGTCATTTATACTAGAATAAGGTAAGGTGAAATAAGGTATAGTAGCATGGCTATTTATTTTACCTGTACCTCCTTTATTCGCATTTTTGTATTCGGAATCTAAAGTGTATTCAAACCAAATTTTGTATTCTCTAACCGGTGTAGGGAATATTCTTATTCTATTATTAATTATCTCGAAGCCGTATGCAGATTTTCTTATTTGGTCATTAAATTCTATCGCCTGCATCCTAAGAATATCATGGTGCATAGGCATTAATAAGAAATTAACTCCGGGGCTAAAATTACCGAATCCAAATTGGTCAAGTAAGTTTTGACTACCTAATCCTGTTCCTACAAAGGGGTCAAAGTATTTTACAATAGCCGGTGGTGCATTGTGAAACATTTTTCTTATTACGAACTTGTCTGTAGCGGGATTACCGGATTCTAAGGAAACTCTAGTGGGGTCTAGTAAGCTATATACTTGTTTCCCCTCTTTTACCAATATAGAGCCAGTATAATAGGTAGTTCTGCCTCCTACTCCAATCTCTGTACCGTATTCCGCGGATATTTCTAAGACACCTGCTATTGAATTGGTAACTAATTCCTTTTCTAATCTAAGGGAACCTGTATTGAATCCCATTAATCCTAGAATATTGTCTTTGGCAGAGTGGGCATTAACTTGGTTGCTATATTCGGAAATGGACTCTTCAAAAGCGGTATAGAAGTTTATATCTTGTAATTCCACGTCGCTAAGAGGATATCCTAATCTTCTAGCGCACCATACAGCTACTTTAGGGGCGTCCTTTTGAAAATTAGTATCTTTGTCAAATATTCCGAAAGGCGTAGATCCAGATACTGCGCTACCACTTCCAGGCCAAATAGGTATGTGAACTGCCATCTGCTGTTTACAATAAATAGTATTAAAAAAGTCTTTTATTTCACTTTTTAATATACTTGTCTTATAAAGGATACGAGAACATATCTAACTCCGGAAGTTACAGGTCTTGCACCATGCCTATGTGTTATCTGTCCCGGATGTATTGTTAATTCACCTACTTCTCCTTTAACTAATTTCTTTTGTTTTGAAAACCATGTACCTCCTCCTTCATATTCATCATTCAAAGTAAGTACAGTAGAGAATGCAGAATCATCATGGTGTAAAGATAAATGTCCTTGATTTTCCGGTGTATATTTTATAA